ACATCGGTGGACTCGATCCGCTGGAGAATATCGTCCGCAGCGCGTTGAACGGCATCCTGTTGTAGCCGAAACGGTTGTAGAGCGCACCCCCGGTGATGGTCCGCGTTCCGTAAGAGAGCCGGACGGCGATGACCCCTGGCCTGTAAGTGACGCTGATCTGATAGGTCTGGTCGACATTCGGTGCCGTCCCATTAGGCCCGGTCAGGAACCGCTTGATCCGGCGTTTGAGCCAGCGAACATTGAAGACGTCGCCGTCGCCCTTGTAGAAGTTCCAGGTCATAATCCGCTTGAAGACGTCGTCGGACGTGACCGTGATGTTCCTGGGCCCGACGAGCTTCCGGACGTTAAAGCCGAGTTTGTTGTAGCCCCAGGTGTTCAGCGGGCCGATGTCAAGGTTCTTCCCGGAGGAGAGCGCGGGTCGCGTCATCCCATAGATGCCTTCCGCCACCCAATCGAGCAGCGCGCCGACGATCAATGGATTCGTATAGACCGGTAGCATGATCGAGGCGAAGAAGGCGACGAACTCGTTGGCGATTGAATTGAACGCCGCGACGAAGGCCTGCAAATTGTCGTCGTCGGCGTATTCTTGATAGAGGTAGGAGCCCATCCAGACAGTTTCGCCAGGGGCGCCAAGCGATGTCAGCGTGGTCGGTCCACTCGGCGGGAACGTCCCGACTTGCGGCATTGGTGGATAAGGCGTCGGCGTCTGAGCGATGAAGCCGGAGAATCTGTGCCCGGCCGTCACCGCGTTGACGCTGATGCTTGTCGTCTGCTCCGGCGTGAAGAAGTAGGATGCGCCTGGTTGAATCGCGACCGTCGTTTCCGTGACTGCGAGTCCGGCTGGGGTGCCGGTCGGGTCGACGTAGATGACTTCCGCCGTCCCGATTCCCTGCTGTTCCGCCGACGATGGGTTTGTGATGAATCCGCCAAGGAATGACCCATAAGCGACCGTGACCGCCCTGCCGCCGACGGCGATGGCCGAGTTCGCAAGCGGATAGAGCGATACGGGCACCGTCATCGGCTCATCCTTGAACGAAAGTTATTCCGGCAAACGTGGCCTCAAAGAAACTTTCCGGGTCGCCTTGGTAAAGTTTCGTCCCGCTCTGCGGCGGCGTCGACACGCCGTTGATCGAGACCGCATAGGTCAGAACGGAGATCTGCGATTCGGGAAGCACGCTGGCGACCGCTTCGATGAAGGCGTCGTCGAGCTCCAGCGCATTGATCGGCTGCCCGACCGGAATCGAGTTGATGTACGCAGCGATCACCGGGCCGGCGAGTTGCTTGATCGCGCTCTGGGAGACGAAGTTCGGCCCGGTCGTGTTCCAGGTCACCGCGATGGTCACGGTTTGTTGCGGCGGATTGACGAACGTGATCGCGTACTGATCTGGGTAATCGTAGATGCTGACGGTGACGTTCCGTAGGTTCGGCGACAGCACGCCGCCGCTGACGTAGGCCGGGAAGCCGGTCGTGTTGACGTTGATGGTGAAGTTCTTCTCGTCAATGATCGTTTCGACGGTGAAGAGGATGCCGTTGAGATTAGTCATCCCGACGATGCCGGTCGCCGTCGCCTGCTGTCCGGCGCTATAGCCGTGATTGATGTCGGTCGTGATCTGCGCGCTCACGGCTTGGGTGACGGCGGTGATCGCGAGCGTCGATCCGGTGACTCCCTGAATGTTGATCCCGGAATCGCAGATTGCGTTCGCTACTTCGTAAGGATCGCCGCCGCCGACGATGATCTCCCAGTTCCCGTTTTCCGCTTGAACGACGGAGATCAATCGCTGCTGGACGCCGGGGACTTGGCCCAGCAGCGTCTTCAATTGCTGCGGCGTCCCGGTGGATATGGCTTGCCCGGCCTGAACGACGCGCGCGCGGTACTGCGCCTGCGTCTCCGCAGGGCCGCCGGAAGTCCCCGGCGTCGGATTCGTGCAAGTGAGCGTGATGGTCCCTGGAACGGAAGTCACGATCTGCGAGACGGAGTTCGTCGGCACCGCCCAGGTGCCGGGGATCGTCGCTTGGCAGAAGATCGGCGAGGAATAGCCGCTCGACGTCGTGACGCCGCCGTTCTGGATGATGTACTGGTACGTTCCGTCGGAAACCGTGAATCCGACCGGGATGACATAGCCCGGCAATGGGTTTGAGCTGGCGTCCTCCGCGTAGAAGACGACGTAGACCGACGTGTTCGTCGGCACCGCCGGCGCAGAGCCCGGCCCGAGATAAACCTGCCCAAGTTGGGACAACATGAACGGGTTCGCGGTCGATGGTGAGATCGAGTTGATCGTCTCGACCGCCGCTGTGTCGCACATCACCAGCGCGCCGACCTCGGTGGATGAGACGTCCTCAATCAAACTCGCGGGCAATATGAAAGTTATCCCGGGAACGACGGCTGTGACCGACGCAATGAGGTCCGCGAGCAGCGTTGCCGGCGGCGTCGGCTGCGCGCCGGATGGGCCTATCGTGAAGTCGTAGATGTTCGACATCGCGCTCTCATTCCGGAATTTGTTGCGTGATTTTTATACCAGTGTTCGTTGTAACATTTATCTGATAGGTCGGTTTGGTGGCTCCTGGTACGCGCGAGACGATCAGCGCGGCGAAATACTGCGCGAATAGTTGTTGCGTCCGCGCGACGTAGTAATCGGGCCAGACCTGCTGGATGATGGACTGCTCGGCGGGCAAACCGTATTGCGCGTAGAAGGGTGATTCGCCGAGATTGAGTAGAAGGACTTGACAGAGAGTTACCAGCCAGACGCGATCATTGCTTCCCGTCACCGGGTCTGTTTCGACTGCTTCCCAATAGGGGTAACCGGGCGGCTGCGGCTTTGCCCGCGTCCCGTCCGGGTTCAGAAAAAAAATCCTTCCCCACGTCCGAATAGCAGCCTCCCGATTCCCTATTGCGCCGTGAGGATAGTCGTTAGCTGTGCGGAGGTCATCTGCTGAGTTGGAGGCGAGCCGTTCGCGGGGTGCGTGTGATTATTGAACAGGGCCTCAAACGCGGCGGTGACCAGACGACTGACTTTCTCCGTCGCGGCAGTGCCCGCGATGACCACTCCACCGGATTCATTCAGCGTGAGGGTGACCGTCTTCGCGATGTTGCGGAGGATGGTTCCGTTCGGCCCGTAGATCACGACCGCGTTCGGATCGTCCGTCGCGCTGAAGTTCTTGTTCCCGATCGGGAGGAAGATCAGCGACGAAAGATTCGCCTGGAGGGAAAGATCGGCGGTTCCACCACCGAGCCCGGAAACGCCGCCGAGATAGACGTCCGACGGGATCACGACCCCCTTGTCGCCGATTTGCGTCGGCATCCGGACGTATTCCGGCCCAGCGATCGGGACCGTGACGTTCGGCAGCGTATAGGGCGAGTTCGTCGTCGCAGCGAGCAGGAATTTGACCGTGACGATCGAGTTGGAGACGGAGACGATCTGGGCGGGCAAGACGTTCCCAAGTAGCGCCATCGCGCCGCGAATCTTCTTCTCCGCGAAGGCATTTAATGTTCGCGCCAGCGGCGTCTTTTGATAATTCCCTGCGTCTGACAATTTTTTCCTCTATAATGAGCAAACGGCGCCAGTGCTCAGAACACCGACGCCGTTCTGTCCACAACGCATTCGAGGTGCGCCATGTCTGATAAAAACGTAACTACGCCAAAAAAGAAACGCAAGTCCAAACGACCGAGAAGTGCGGAAGAAAAAGCGCATGAAAACGCGCTTGCCCGTCAACGATATGCCAAAAATCCTGAGAAGAAAAAGGCTTCCGTTTACGCTTGGCGTCGTAGACATCCAGAGAGTGTAATTAAAATTGACCATAAATGCTACCAGAAAAATCCCGAAAAAAAGAAAGCGAGAGAACGCGCACGCTATGCCGCTGATCCAGGGCCAATGAAACAAAACGCGATGGCTTGGTATGAGGCAAATCCAGAAGCGGTCAGAGCAATTCGTCGCAATCGTAGAGCTAGAGAGCGAAAGGCCGAAGGCCATCATATGGCCAAAGACATCGCGCGAATTATGGAAGAACAGCGTGGACATTGTGCTTATTGCCGATGCTCGGTTCGGCGTTCGTATCATGTTGATCATATTGTGCCTCTCTCGAAAGGCGGCACAAATTGGTCAAACAATATCCAACTAACCTGCGATACCTGCAATCTTCGGAAAAGAGATACCGATCCAGTTGAGTTCGCACGACGACTTGGACGCCTTTTATAGAAGTTCCCGGCGTCCATCACTTGCTCCTACAGCGGCGGATTGCTTGCTAATACTTGCTGATTCGGCGCAAGCGTAAACACGGTCACCCACGCATCCGCGCTTGGTTGTCGGAAGTCTCCGTAATGATGAATGTCATGGACCCAGAATCCGCCCTGAAAGGTCGCCTTCAAATTCACCAACGATGAATTAGCCGCTTGCGTGTTCTGGATCAAATACGGAGGCAAGGTCACTTGCTGGAAAACCGTGAGATCGCCCCGCATGACGGTCTTCACGGAAATCATTCCTGCCTCGATCCACGTCGGCTGTCCGATGAGGTCTTGAAATGCGATCTGCTTGGCGTTGCCTGTCTGCGGATTGCTGTTGTCGGAAATCAAAAATCCGCCTTGCGAAGTGACGACGATC